ATCAAATAATCGTTTAGCTGCTATTACATTAACAATAGGGTCATATAATTCATCTGTCGATTCTATTCCAAATAATTTCAATCTTTCTTCTAAAAATGCATCAATCATATTTAGTTGGAAAAGACCTATGGAAAATTCATTTTTCTTTTCTGGGTCTAAACCAGACTTTACAGTATCAATCATAGGATCACCTGCTGATTCTGCCATAGCTACAGCAGCCATAATTTTTGCTTGTTCTGGCGTAAATCCTACAGCTAATAACATTTCATTTATTTTAGGTTGTGATATTTTTTTAGTTTTGTCTACTCCTTTTAAAATTTCATCTAGTTTCTCTGTTTGATCTAGTTTGCGTTCTCTTGCTTCATCTTCTGGAGTAGAAGGTGTAAATGCACCAGCTTCAACATCACCTTGAATATCACTTAAATCATCTTCTTTCTTTTCTTCTTTACCTGATTCAATAGTTACACCTGTTAATTTTCTTGCTTGTTCAATATATTTACTCTTAACTTCTTCTATTTTGTTAATAATATCTAAAGTTGTTGCATTACGACCTTCTTCACTTAAACGATATTGATAAAGTTCTAATTTTGCTTTGTTATAGAAATCGGTAACATTACGAGAACCGTTGTCATTTAACTGTCCTGTATTAGAAATAATAAATTCACTACCGCTAAATTCACCTTTAAGTTGACCTAATAGTTCTGTAAGACCTTTATTAATTTCTGTATAATCACCCCTTTCTACGGATTCAGCAGTATCTAATAACTGAGTTAACCTGTTTCTGTTTTGTACAGTTTTTGGTGTTGATGGATCTTGATACCATTGCAAAGCTGCTAAACTAGCATCTTTCGCAGATTCATACTTACCAGCAATCATATTTGTTTCAAGTTGTGCAGACCTTTCTAAGGTTGTGCCATCTAAAGCAACACCAGCAATAGATATTTTATTTGCATCTAACGGATATTTTTTCATTAAATTACTTAAAATTCTAGCGTTACCAGTACCTGCAAACCTTTTTAATTCTTGTATAGTTTCTTCTCTTTGTTTTCTTTTTTGTTCTACATCTTTTCTTTTTTCATATTCATAAATGTAGTTGTTAATTGATTTTTTTAAAGTATTTACTTTGTTTTGATAATCAGGATGTGCAGTAAGATTTAATTTACCATCAACACCGTAAGGAAACTGCAAGGCAATATCTAAAATATCTTCCGCACCTTCAATATCACCATTACCAGAAAGACCAACTGCTTCTGCCTGGTCAATAAGAATATTTACAATAGTTTTATTAAGATCACTTCTGTCCTTTGTAACAAGACCTAAGTTATTCATGCTTTCTTCAAAATTAGAAATTAATTGTAAATCTGTTTCATCATCACTAACAATCAAACCCTTAACTAAGGGAACAGCTAAATTTTTAAGTTTCTCTAAATTATATTCTTGATGTTGTTTTATATGACTAGAAGTAACAGTAGCTGTAGCATCAGCCAATTTTGGTAAAAAATATTTATTTACATAAGTAGGGTTTATATCATTCAACTGGTCAACAACTTTTGATCTTTCTCCTGATAACCATGTTTGAAACTGTTCAGAGTTAAGAGAATATGTATTAAGAGATTTACCATCTATCTGCGTTGTTGCATAACTATTGGATAAGGTGCTTGCTAAATTATTACCTAAAATTTCTGCTTTAGTCTTTTGATAAGCACGATCAGCAAAGATACTTCCACCTATAAGTTGTCGTGCAGCATCTTCTCCATCAGTTTTGTTTACACCCTTACTAATATCTTTAAAATTACTAGCAGCATCTTCTATTGCTTGTTCTGTACCTTCTGCTTCTTCTTTTTCAATTTCTTTTTTTATTCTTGAACCAATAAAAGTTTGTATAGCGGGGTTTATTGATTGCAATGCTTCTGCTAATTCTTCCAAATCTGTTTTAGGTTGAACACTTGGAGGTGCTACAAAAGTATCTACAGGTCTTGCAGAAGATTGAAATGCTGTACTTTGAAAACTAGATGTCATTAGGCTGTTGTAAGTTGTGTGTAAGAAGATAAACCTTGGGCTGCTGTATTAAGAATTATTGAACCTAATGATGGAATTTGATTGTATGCTTGATTTATATTACTTTGCAGTTGATTGCGTCTATTATCTCTTTGAGCAATAAGACCTTCAACATTTCTTGTATATTGTCTAGAAGCTGATTCTAATGATTGATTTATAGATTCTCTTGCATTAGCAGCTTGTCGTTCTGCATCTGCAAGTAATAAATTTACTGTAAGACCTGCTTGTTCACTAGCTCTAATAGCTCCTCTTGCCTGTAATGCTTGTATTGTTTTAGCTAATTTTTCCTGTGCTGATGATGCTCTTGTTTCTTTTAGCTGATCTGATATTGCTTCTTGTTGAGCAGTGAAAGCCTGTTCTGCTGATCTATTTGCTATTAAAGATGATTGATATGTTTGTTGAGCAGCAGCTTGTGCAGCAGATCTTTGTGCAAGACCACTAACTAAGTTAAGACCTAAAGATGCAGCAAACAACCCTGATGTTGCACCTGTACCTAATGCTCCTATAGCTGGAAATGCTGCAAAACACATCTATGCTATCCTCAGAAATTCGTAGAATGGTTTACCCTGCATACCATAATGTTCGTGATATTGGATAAAAGTAAACCCAAGAGACTTTAACCATTTAATAGCAGAATCATTCTCTGCATATACAAAATTATATAAGACTTTGTATTTTTTCAATAGGCTTTCAACCCATTTACGACCTTTTCTTATTAGTTGTATTCTATATTTTTTATTTTCAAATAACTTATCAGTAGCAACCATCCATATAACACCACCAGGAACTACCCCACATAGTCCTATGGGGTGATCATAATCATCAGCTATTGCCATATTTATATTGCTGCATATATAAGATAATTGCAGTGCTTGTTTTGGTTCTTGTCCTGTTTGATACAAAGCTTCTATTTTATCAATTTCTCTCATGTTTGCTGCAACATATTTTAAATCTGTAAATGTAGCTTTTCTTAAATGACCCATTACACCCTCCTACTCCTCATATGAAACATAGCTTCGTATTCAGCACTAGATAATTGAGTAGGCAAGAACGTGTCATTTTTTACATCTATATCTACTCTATCTGCTCTAGACATTATTGGCACTCTAAATGTACCTGTCTCTAGATTAATCTGACCAATAGCAGCAGAAGAAGATCCCAAGAAACGACCAGTAAATTTATGAGTTGATGTATCTCTATTCTCAGGAGTGACCTCTACTCTAAAAAATCCTGTATCTTCAAACTTAATATAGAAATGATGCAGTTGTAAGCGACCACTGATCATCTCACCTGCGTTAGCACCTTCAGTAAGTCTCTGTTGACTGAACCTATAGTGCATAAGGTATGGCTCACCAATAATGACCTTACTATTTCTAAAATCACCATTAGCTGTGATTGTTGATGTAGATCCGTTTGTTGTATTTGTAGTTTGTACAACCTGACCAGGTTTCAATGTTTTTGTATTACCTTGAGTATCAACAAAGGTGCTTGTTTCCCCATTAGCTAAGTAACGACCAACAACAGACATACTGGCATTTAATCTGTAAGGCAAAGTAAATGTAGTTACATCAGTGCCAGAGTTATAAGAAATAGAAACACCAGTAGTTGCTTCAGTTACCTTATGGTCTAGATGAAACTCAAACTCTGAATTAGGTTCTCTGAACTCTGCTTCAAATGGTATCTTTTCTAAAGTTGTACCATTAGCTTCTTCTACTACCATAAACAAATCAGTACCAACAAAATCTATATTTTTTATTGACTTGGCAGAATTAAAAGTAAAAGTAGACCAACTATTTAATACCTTTTTAAAACCATCACCATATAACCATCTATTTATATATAACTTATTTGGATTATCAGTACCTAATAAAACTAAAACATCTTCATTAGTAGATACAGCTAATTTAAAAATATTACTTGGTATCAGTCTTGGCACATGAACAGTAATATTGCTTGCATCTTTAATGGCTATGTTTTCCTGTGTTATATATTCTCTTACACCTGCAAAAGATCCTTTCTTTGTTAGATAGTAGATAGAAGAACCAGAACCTACAGGTTGTGCCTGGTCACTGGATTCAAATTCAGTTGCAACAACTACGTTAGCTGTTTTTGGTGTCAAAGCATCAGATGATGATGTCAATACAAACTGTGTTTGATCAGAGAACAAAACTAACTGTTCTCCCATAGTTACTGCGTGTTTAAGAATAGCAACCTTAGTATGAGAAGCACCTACATCAATAGGATCTGAATCTATAACAGATAAAACTGTTTCTGGAAAAAAGTTAAAAAACTCTGAAACCCTTGTCAACACTACGTTATCATCAGTCAAAAAACCTAATCTGTTTCTAAAGAAAAAGACGTTGTTGATTTTGCCATCTATAAAAGATGGGTTAGGTGCTGAATCCAAATCACCAACAGTTCTTTCTCCCCATTTAGGTAATGTATATGTCGTACCAGATATTGTATATGTATCTCCGTCTACTCTTGCAAATCTAAAATTACCATCAGCCTGACGTATAAGAACGTGTGGCATAGTGTCATAATTAAATTTAAAAGGAATACCTGCTTCTACTGATTCTTCCCATTGCCCTTCTTCAAAAGCTCCACCATTATTGGTTACAAACTTGACGTAATAATTATCAAAATTAGTTGATTCATCTCCCTTAATTTCAACAACATAACCATTAGGTGAAACAGTTGGTAGGTCAGTAAACCTTTGTACCGAATCTTTAACTACCGTTAGCTGTGTATTACCTTGAGTATCATTACCATCAATAGAAAAATTACTGCCATCATTCTTTTTTATATGTATTACAGGACCATTTCTTGCAATAGTGAAACCTGTAAGACCAGAATTTAAACCAGCTTGAAGATCACTAGCTACCTGTGTGGTACTAAGTGTAGAGTCAGAAGTAGTGTCATCAGTAACAGTCACACCATCTACAGTGACTGAATATGTTGTTTTATCTGAAACTGCATTTATAAAGACTACAGCCTGTGTGATGTTACCTGGACTAAGAGATGAGTCCATTGCTGTTGTAATACTTGTATTAACTACAAAAGTAAAATCAGCAATAGTTACAGTCTTGATTACACTTCTAGGGTCAGATGTGTTTAGGTAACTTGTACCATCAGGTTTATTTACAGTTAGTTCTGTTCCATCCAATTCATATACTTTGACATTGCCATTACTAAATATTGCTACATATCTTTCATTTATATCTCTGTTGATAGTTTGTATATGAACATTTCCTACTGTAGAAGAGCTTAGAGTTGTAACAAACTGTGTGCCAGACCTCTTTACAAGACCTCTTACAGGACTGCTGTTAGCATTGTCCTGTATATCGGCATGGTCAGGTTGTTTTGTTGAATCAGCAGCTTGTGAGATTCCTCTTAGCAATGTAGGAATTGCTCTTGATACTACTGCCATAGCTATCTAATTAATGCGTTTGCTGGTGAATAAGTATCGAAGACACTTGTAAGACTTGGATCTCCTCTTAAAAGATTGTGATCTCCATTAGCTAGATCTGTTTCCATTAATATAGCTCTTGCTCTTACTTCGTCTTGTTGTGTATATGTTCTCAATCCATCATCACTGACTAATCTGTCTACAAAGATACGAGCAGCTTTGATTGTAATATACCTTCTTGCAGGTTCTGGTATTTCATCAAAAGTTCTGAAATAGACAACAGTACAAATGAGATCTTCATCAAACTCATATTTATTATTTAACCTGTCATATAGTTTCAAACCACGCTGTATTGCATCAATCGTAGTGTGATGATGAGTATTAGGATCAATTCTTAAAACATCAGTTGAAAGTGATACCTGATTAGATCCATCTCTTGTAAGAGTAACATCTATTTCAGTATTAAAAGACCAACCTTCTGATTGAACTTCTTTATTTACTTCCGTAAGAGTTGATTGTGCTAGACGAGCATCAACAGGAAGTGTACCTGCAAGACTGTTAATAGGAGCTTCTCCTATTGCAGCCAACATAATGTTGATACTTTCTAGTTCAGTGGTTGCAGCTACAGTCATGGTTTTTTACTTTTTTATTTTAAGTGACTCTCTGCCACCCATTTTCTTTTTCTTCTTTTTTTTCTTTGTTGAATGATACATGGTTGTAAAAAAAGGGTATCTAATAATAAGATACCCTAAAAATAGAAATTAAGAAGCAGATAGCTTAATAGTAGCTGCACATTCTGGTCTTAGGATTCCATGACCAAGAGCATACTTAGCAACCATTAATGTACCTTGATACATAATTCCGTAGTCAGAACCAGAGATCTCAGTTGTCATGTCCATAAGTTTTACTGTACCAACAGCAGATTTATGGAAGACAAGACCAATAGTTTTACTATCGTCACCTGAGTAGGTGTTGTTAGCTCCACTTGGGTTTGATGATACGTTTGACTGAGGTACGTTGTTACTCATCATCACTGGAATACCAGCAATCTGTTGTATACGACCTGATGCAAATGAACCATTTCCACCTGGGTTGAAGTCAACATCTACAGTTCTTGTAGCTGATTCAGCTAACTTGTAGTACTCAGCAGGTGGTAGTACACAGAAACGATCTGTTGGAGGGATGTCTCTTTCATCAAATGCCTGTGCGATGTCATAGATAGCTGCTGCTAACTCATCACCAGTTACATCAGATGAGGATGTATTACCATTAGCAAGAGTAGAAACTAATCCACCATTGCCACCTGTAAGAGTTGTTGAAGCTCTTGAAGCATTAGCAATTACCTTCGCTACGTTTTGATCGTATGTTTTTGCGAGAGCCTTTCCTAATTCATCAGCGTAAGTTGCCCTTACGTCATAATGATTCATCAATTCATCCAGGTTCGAGACGAAAGCTTGTGATATTAAAAGATCATCAATAGAAATAATCTTTTCATTTGCCAAGATCTGGTTTGCACCCACTAATGGGTTTCCTGGTGTGTGATATGCAGCAGTTGCAGCACCTGTAACAGGGAACTGTGCTGATTTACCAGAAGTAATAGTACGAACTGAATGAAGCTGCTCGTTGAAGATGTTGTTTCTAGCAAAGGCTGTTAAAACCTCACCAGAGAACACTTTCAGAAACAGAGCTTCAAAGTCTGTTCCACTATTGTTTACCAGACCAAGGCGAGATACTGTGGCGTTAGCCATAATAAAACTCCTTTGGATTGATTAATAATTTGAGAAACTAACTTCACTACTGTCTGTTCTCTCAAGTGTTATCTGACGCATCAGGCACTTTTGATATTTAGATTTTCGTTTTGTTGAGTTTATACTGATCCGCAATTCCACTTGCGTAGTGCAAGAGCTTTGCGTGTTAACTTACCATCTTTCTTTAACGGTCCTTTTACCTTCGACATTCTTGCACAAAAAGATTTTCTTCTTGCTTTTTGTCTAGGAGAAAGACCTGTCTTTTTAGTAACAGGAGCTTGCAAGTTTCCACCTGTTGCTCGGTTGTATTTTCTACGGCCAGAAGCAGTAAGACCCCCAGTGGGATCTTTATCCTTCTTGGTAAAAGATACATCCTTCGACATAAAGGAAAGATAAGCAGTTAATTAAAATATAACACTCTTATGCAAGTCTTAACTTTTTTCTGTTTTTATTTCTTCTGTGTTGATAACTAATTTTTTTTGGACCTGTTTTTTCTCTTTTAAATCTAGCCTTTTCTTTACTACTCATTTCACTGGTAGTCTTTGGTGTTTTACTACTAATTCTTTTTGATGGTCTGCAAGCAGGGTAGCCACGTTGATCACCCTTCTGTCTTCCACAGGGTTTACCTGTTTTAACATCTACCCACTTTTCTTTGAACCATCTTGTAAGACTCATTTGCCTACTTCTTTTTGTGCAGCAGTATGTGCAGCTTTAAATGATTTACCTTCACGCATAAGCTTCTTCATAAGGTTCATGTGTTTAGGTGTGTGATGAACTGAATGTGCCTTCAGCTTTTTCATCTGGCTAAGATTAAGCTTTGCCATTTTTCTTTTTCTTTTTAGATTTACGAAGAATCATAAGATCTTCTCTTGTGATTTTATCTCTAGGTTCTGCAACCCTAGCGATCTTCATCTGTTTTTTAGAATAAGGCATGATTAAGTTTTACGATAACCTCCACCACGTTTCTTATAGGTTCTAACCAACCAGGCATTAGCATAAGCAGAAGGATATACTCTAAACTTCTTCTTTGCTTCTGCCTTAACCCTTGAATACAATTCTGGGTTGGTTGGTTTATTAGCCATAATTAACGACCAGTGTTAAATACATCACTATTACCTAAACGTCTTTGAACATCTTCGGTGTATGTGACATCTTTACCATAGCGTGGATCTGACATAGCGGTAACTACCTCTGCTGTAGATCTAAATGGTGTAGGTCCACTTTGAGAAGCACGACCTGTTACTAAGTTTGGTTCAACACCCATAGCATTGTTGTATTGAGAATAAAGACCTTGTACTGCAAACTTAATTGCAGTTGCATTTCCTGTTTCTGTTAAAGAATTAAATTCATTAACTTCATTGGCAGGGAGGTTATCAACAGCCCATGCCACCATCTTACTGTAATTATCGTCACCACCAACAGAATCTTTTATACCCTGTATCTGAGCAGAAGCAATATCTTCTCCTGTTACACCACCATTTCTTAATCCATCAAGATAGGTGTCGATAACTTGTTTAGAGAAACCTGCTTCTCCTAGCTTTGTATAATCATCATCATTGATCTCACCTGTCTCTGCAAACCTGTTAGAGATTTCCTGTGGATCAATACCAACTTCTTCTAATACAGAAGCAAGTCCATCGCCATAATATTCTTCAGCATCAAAGTCAGATTCTGTTGTTTCAGTTTCTTCCTGTTCTGAAGTTTCAGCCTGATCTTCTTCTGTAGCTGCACCTAGCTTACCTTCAAGTTCTTTGTAACTAGCAGCTAGATCTTCTACTGATTTAAACTTTCCTAAGATAAGACCGTTCTCATCAGTTTCATTTTTTGCAAGAGTTTCTAAGTCTTGACGAGACATAGGGGGTGTCTCGGTAACATTTACCTGGGATGAAGTCATAATATTTTGTTAACTATAAGTAAGTGTACGCCCATTTTTAGTTTCGACCACTTTTGGTTCATTTGGTTTTGGTTCATCATTCACGCCAAGTTTGCTTACTACTGCTTTTGCAGGTACAAACTTACCGTTTTCATCCCTTTTTCTAGGTTTCTTGGTTGGCATCAGATTCCTCCGTTAGTTGTTGTGCATTTGCATTTTTTTGTGGATCAAGCAATGGTGATCCGAGAGCAGCAGGTCCGAGATGTTGGATAAGCTGCTGCTGTTGCATCGCTTCCATCTCTGCCTGTATCTCTTCTTGTGTCTTTACTAGGTTAGCAGTATCTATGCCAATTGAATTTGCTAGACGTTTTATGGCTTCATCTACATTCATGTACTGTCTCATAATATCTGGGCCTAAAGCTTGTGAAACCGTTCCAATAAATTCAACAAGCTTATTACGATCATTACCACGACCAAGCCCTTGAACACCTGTCACGATCTTGGGTTTGACTATTCTATCTGGTAGTTTTGGAGCTTTACCAGAACGTACAAGCATATGCATCCTACGTTTCAAATATGGCAGTTGAAACTCCTGTGTAAGTATGGAGTAGATACCACCAAGACTGTTCTCTAATTCATTAGCCATCATGGTAACTTCTGCTGCTGTCACTCTCTCTGCATCTCTCTGTACAGACCTTGCCATAAGGAAAGCATATTCAAGTCTTGATTCAATACGTTGTATTGCAGAGAAAGATACATTGAAGTCTGCTCCCTTACCAACCTGCATGACAGAAATATCTGCTGCACTGCCCTCTCGTATTGCACCGTTGGGAGCTTTAGCTAGTGTTGCTGCTCTGGTTACACCATTAGGATTTACAAGGAATATAGTCTTAGCTGATGCTGCTGCACCTTCTATGATTGCTTGCATCAAAGCTTCTAAACTAATTAAGTCTCCTCTATATTCTTCTACATAACCCCTTCCATAATCTTCTCCATCAATTCTTACAAATCTCAAAGTAATCCAAGGTGATACTTCTACTTTTGACCTGCCATCAGTGCCTGGTATCTTTTCTCCCTTACATTCTTGATACCACATAAAGTCATCATTTACTCTTCTGACATATGTATAAATATCAAGGTCACTATCCATTGTCTTTTCATCATAGTTTTCTTTCTTCTTGATCTGTTCTAAAAACTCTGGTGACAGTGCATTAGGGTTGACTGATTCCTGTGTAATAATTTCTAATATATTGCCTACTGCATCTCTTTTACATACAAACTTTGATAGTGGATATACTTTGAGTCCATCATCTGTGAGATAGAGAAGAACATTTCCTCCAACGATCAGATGCTTCAGTGCTTCAAACATAGCAACTCTGTCGTTAGAGATCTCTATCTCATTCATCAAAGCTGTTTCTATTGTTCGTAATCCTTTATCTATCTCTGTTTCTAAACCTTCCTGTCCTTGTTTCAGCAGTTCAAGACTATCAATACTAAGTTTGAAAAAAGCAGTTGATGGTGGTAGTAAAGCAAATAAAAGTTTAGATGCAAGACTGTTCACACCTCTAGCACCTACAGCTTGAAAAGGTGTTTTGATCTTTGCTCTTGTACCTGTTGTACTTTCTGGTATGAGACTAGGTATTGTAAGTTTAGAAGATTCTTTTGCTTCTCTATCAAAGGTAGATCTTGCACTTTGTAGTTGTGCATATCTACCACCTGCTGTTTGTCCTTGTGTTGAGTATTCCATTTATTTTTTAGACCTTCTAGCTTTAGCAGCCTTTTGAGCTTTTGTTGGGCCAAGTTTTCCTCTAAGCCTAGCACTGCGTTTATTTCTTTCTACAGCACTTAGACCACCACTTCTTTTTGTTACACCTGCAATGTTAAGAGAGTCACCAGGATTACTCATACCTTCTTTCGCCATCCTTTTGATCTTTAGTTCTTCTGTTACTTTTGCTGTATCAACAGGATTATCAACACCAGTTTGCATACCAGTTACAACAGGTGGAGAATCATCAAAAGTAGTTTTTGGTGGTGTTGCTGCTCTTGCACCTCCTCCGAAAAAACACATATTTAATACCTCAAGTCAGATGTGCTTTGATTAGGATTCAAAGGTATTCTCAACATAGCTGTACCAAGTCTTCTTGCTCGTGTCTGCCTTTGCCCTGTTCTTTTTCTACCACCTGTAGTTGTAGTTTGTTGACCTGTAACACTTGAAGGTGCAGGTCTAGTTCTATTATCACCGACTACAACTCTCTGTGCAGTCTTCTCAGGCTTTGGCGGTGTTGGTCTAGGTTCTGGTAAAGGTGGTGGGGATGGTCTTCCAAAGCACATGGCTAATTCTCCAAGACTGATTCAGTGAGCATGGTGTCTTTTTGTCTTGCCTGTTGTTCAATTAAATAATCAACAACAAACCTTTGCCCTGCTCTATACCATACCTCTCTATCAGATAAAGACAAATCAGGATGACGATTAGGAAAGATTTGATCTAAGGCAAAAATCAATTCATCTGTAATTATTGGTAATTTTTCAGATGGCATGATTAATAAGATTTATATTTAGTATATGTTAATTTAAGAAATAAAGTATAGAAGGTTTATATTTATCTTTTTATGGAGTCCAGAGAGATACTTCTCCTGTATCAAAATCAAAGTCTCCATCTCTTAGTATTCTTGCAAGCTGTGCATTAAGAACAGCATCAGCAAAATTATATTTCTTTTTTTCATAAGCTTCTACTACTTTCTCCCACATTTGTTCAAGTGTTTTGGCTTCACCTAATATTTTTTCTGCTGTTACTGGTCCTACCTTATCAATACCAAAGTAATTATCAGTGCTGTCTCCTGTAAGAGCCTGTATCATCCAATGTCTATCAGCTTTACGTTTAGTTATAAGCTCCATGTCATCACCTGCAAGAAGAGTACAAGGCACAGATCTCATGTCTTTATCTATTGATACAACAATGGGATCTGGATATTTTTTGCTAGTGGCAAGTATGCCAAGAACATCATCACCTTCTAAGCCAGAATAGCTTTCTGATGTATATCTTTCTTTCACTTGTTCTATTGTTTCTCTATATCGACATGGCTTTCTTTTTTCTTTTCTGTTGGCTTTGTATTCTGGGTAGATTGTATGTCTGAAGGTAGGATATTCTGTGAAACACATTACAACATCTTTATCGCCTTCAGCTATAGCTTGGTATCGTTCAACCCTTGTATCAATAATTTCGTGTACCTCTTGTGCATCAAACTTAAAACTCCATAAATCTCTCATCCATTCATATTCTCTTTCAGCGTTACAACATGATGTGTAAACAAGCCAATCAGCGTCAATAAGTAAAGTCATTAGTTTTCGAAATAAGTTTCCATTGGTACTACAAGTCTTCCTGTCTTCTCGTCATACAATAATTTATCTACTGGTCCTGTCATTCCTGTGTGTCTATTTTTCAATACTCTTAACTGTAGTTCTGCTCTTTCAGCTACATCTCCCTGTTGGTTTCTTTCACAGGCCACTACCAAGTCACTTAGTTGGGCTATTGAATGGCTCGACCTCAGATGATTCAGAGAAACCTTGTTACCCTCCTCATGTCCTTTACCTTCTGGTCTACGCAAGTGAGAGACAATAATCAAACCTATACCAGTAGATTCAACTACCTGTCTAAGCTTTGTACAGACCACATCCAAAGCTCTTCTCTCATCTAAATCGCTGATACCAGAAACAACTATTGTTAAATGATCCAAGATAACAACATCTACACCTTCTGCTGTTGCAAGATACTGTATCTGTTCAACTAGTCTATCAGGATCAATAGACCCAAAGTGATCATATAAAAATAGTTTTCCTGTGCCAAACAGTCTGTCAAACGATTGTTTTAGCCCTTCTGTTTCTTCTACATTATCCTCAAGATGCAGGGGTTTATTCATCTCTACACCGAGTATCCCCTGCATTGTTCTTTGTACCGATTCTTCTAGAGCTATATAACCTACCGTCAGACTATTCTTCATAAAGTGATGTGCAAGTTCACGACATATAGTTGACTTACCTGTACCACTACCTGCTGCAATACAAAGCATCTGCTGTTTACGAAACCCTTTGCAGAACTTATCAAGCTCTGGAAAAGGAAAAGAACAGATACTGTTGCTGCCTTTCTTTGTTAGTTCTGTCCAGAGGTTAGATGCGTTAAGGATTCCATCTGGTCTAACAGGTGTTGCTTTCCATAGCAGATCTCTAAGTTCTTCCCCTTCACCTGCGATGAGCATTTCATTAGCGTCTTTTCTAGGTAATCTACATATTGCTGCCTTACCAGGAGGTAAGATTTTAATTGCTTTTTCGGCAGCAACCATGCCAGGCTCGTCACTGTCAAAACAAATTACTATCCGTACAAATTGAGATAACCATTTTAGATTTGCAGCTATATATTTATTAGCTGACTGTGAACCCGAAGGCAAACTTACTACAGGGTACTTGTTATTTTGTGCTTGTGAGACTGACATACAATCAATCTCTCCTTCTGTAATAGTGACAAACATATTACCTGTATTAACTTGTCTCCATAATCTCTGACCCCATAGCTGTAGATCACCAACATCACCAAGCCAGATAAATTTTTTGTTCTGAAATCTTATATGCTGTGCAACCTGTCTACCTAATTTGTCTTCATAGGTAGCAACTTGTACTGGCTGACCATTATGTTCAGATGTTCCGTAGTTAAAAAGTTCACAAGTTTCTTTTGTGATCGCACGTTTTGGTAATGCTTTTGGCGTAACAAATTTAAGTAATGGTTTCTTCACTGGTTTTACAAAAGATTTTCTGGGTTTATTTTTCTCTGGTTGCTGCGTGTAGCCACAACCAAAACAGTAACCATGTCCATCGTCATAGATGGCTAGGTTATCTTTGCTGCCACACTCAGGGCAGGGTTCTTTTCTGACGTACTTACTTTTGGTTTCCATACCATTCTTCTGGGATAGAGCCATGACTCCAGAGAAACCCATGCTTGGTAGCCCAAGCACCATAGGTTAAACTTCTTTTGCCACGACTCAATTTTGCTTTGCTGTTTTGAAAACAGAACCTGATTTCTAATGTGGGATTTTGCGTCTTGATAGCAAGATGTTTTCTGCGGTCTTCCTTTGAGAAGAAGCCCTTAGTTTCAATACAGATGCCGTTGTCAAGGATGAAATCAGGCTTATAAATGCAACTGATTTGGTAGCTAACATCAAGTGTTTCATAGGTAAAATGAACTTTATTTGCTTGTAATGTAGCTGCTATTGCAGCTTCAAACTTACTTTTAAAATTCGTCTGCTCCGACTGTCTCAAACCCTGCTGTTGCTTTCGGTTTTTCTTCTTCGATGGTTGCTTCTTCTGTTTCAAAGCCATAGCCTTGTGCGGTTTTGATGTATTCGACATGGTTGTGGATAATTACTGCTTCTGGTTGGATCTTTATACCAACACCAAAAGCTGCTGTTTCCCATCCACTGCAACGCATATTTACCTGACCAGTTGTGCCAGGACCACACTTGTTAACTTTCTCCTTCTGCTCTTCTGTCATAGGAGAACCATCAGCATTAAATAATACAGGTGGTCTTTGCTTCCACTGTGTACCATCTGCTCTGATTCCACCTCCTTTCATCTTGGTTTTTACTTTGAAGTATGGCTTGCCATCAACTTCAGTAAACTCCCAAGGTAAAGAAGCAAGTTTAAATTTTTTATTTGGGTTAGCAGTTTTTAGTTGTGCCTTCCATCTTTCAAGTAAACCACTAAGTTGTTCTTCAACTTCTGTAGCATCATCAGGATGAATAAGACATTCGACCTGCCAAATACCTGACGCATCAAATTTAGTGTCGGGTTCTACCAGCCATGCAAATTGAAATAGGCATACTGGTGTTGTGATGTTTAAAACTTCTGGTTTCATTTGGAAATTTCAGTTAGAATTTTCTTTTATTTGCATCCATGTTGGATGTATCACTGATGGTATCGCAGATAAATAACTTGTCACGTTTTTGTTTAACTAAACACATATGGTGCTAATAAAACTTCACATACATCAAAATCCCCTATGTCTGGTGGTATGGGTAGCTTGCTTGAATCTTCTAATTGGTTTACTGCTTGCTGATATAAATCATCTAATAAATTTTTGCTATACATATCAACAAAACTTTCTTTTACATAGCCTATAAACTCTTCAATATGTGCAGCAGGTGATCCAAAACAATCGTGTATTGTACAGAATTGATTTAGACCACTAGCCTTACTTTTTGTCAATGCTAAATGTACATTAGCAGCATCTAAACTATGAACAAAGTTTGCAGCAAAACTCTGAGTAGATTTTCTTTTATCAACTTCCTTTGTATCAGTAAGAAGTGACAACTTTACAGTACTGGTATGCAGTTTCGTGCGTATTCTTTTCATATTAAAGTTGTAATATTGCTGCTTAACATAAAAATTAGATGGTGTAATCCAAGATATATTTTTTTCTTCTTGACCAAAACATCTTGCAATATCTGATAAATACTGCATTACTGTCATACATTTAGGGCAAATATTATTTACGCTTTTCTCTATAATTTTTGCAAGATAATGATTATGTAAAAAGCAATCTTTATCCCAAGACAACTCCTCGTCACTACCTACAAAGTAATCTCGAACAGCACTTGCAATACCAAAAGTTTTACCACTGTAGGGTATCATCATCACAGGTTTTTTTATCATCTTTCTTGTAATTAATTCGTGATGCCTATACCAATCTTCAGCAAGGCATTGTTCATAACTAAGATCACGAAGCTCTTTTATCACCTGATCTTTTACGTCTTCATACAAATCCTCTACCTGGTCATAGTTTTTTAGGTTTACTTTTGCTGCAAGATTATCATCAAGAGACATGGCTGCAAAATGTTGAAACCCATTGTTCGTACCATCAAGTAATACAGGATGCTTGCTTACATAGCCATAACCCTGTTCCAATAGCTCGTTGAAGTCCAAACACCAAGCAAGAAACTGCCAAGGTTCTTCTGCTTTACTCCATATGCTGATAAAAGATTCTGGATTGCTTGCTATCTGTCTGGCTAAAGCTTCTCCTTCTGTCTTAGACCATTCAATACGTTCTTCATAACTGTATTTGCTCATACCCCATGAATTAGCACCTGCTATCCCTAACCAATTCTTTGCCTTCTCATCTGTTATTGCTGCACCCTCTGCAAATCTATGTAAAGATCTTGCTAAATCATTACCTTGTGGATTGAAAATACCTGATACATAATAGATTCTGCCTGTAAAATCTGCCTGTGTAACGTGCCAGAAAGGTTCTTCTGCAAACTTGGTAGCAGTATCAAGCAACATAATACATTGATACCTTTTCATCCGATCATGTGCATTTTGATCATGTCTTAATACTTCTTCTCTTCTCCACCAAGATCTTGAGTCTTCATTAGTATCAATATCATAAGGTTTTGGAGTTTGTGGCAGTGGTTCAGCATCTATTAGACAACCTACTTCTATACCTCTATCCCAACAGCTTTGAGCAATATCTAGAACAGTTGTATTTATCTCCCACTTTGTTTGTTGAAGACAATTCAGTGCTGTATAAAGTGCTGTTGGTTTTCTTTTTGTTACTTCTTCATGGTAAGTAAAGTCTTTTGATTTGATTGCCTTGATATGTTTTAGTCTTTTTGTATGAAAACCACCTTCTGTAGTACTAGTCCAATCAATCGGTTGCTCTACGCATGGTTCATACAATGGATAACAAGCTAGTCTATTTTTGCGTTGTCGTTTTATCCAATCCATAGTGCCTTGCGTAAATTCAACATATGTTTTTGTTTGTTTACCTGATCTGACAGTAGAAAGTTTTACCATCCCAACAGCACTAATCATTATATCTATAAGCTTCAAACCAACCTTTAGTTTGTCTTCCTTTGACCACGATTTAAAAACAAAACCTCTGTTTCTCATGTGACCCATCATCATATTGCGTCTATACCTTTGATGATTGGTATCTGATATATGCTGTTTTACATTTCTAAAATGTTTTTTATCTTGCTGTTCAAATAAAGTAAACCTCTGCTCATCTTCAAGCATATGCCCTACCTGTAGTGCTGCCTGTGTAGCTGTTTTCTTTTGGGAAGCACCATCAATAACACCTTTGAAAGTAATAAAAGCAATAACATCTACATCTTTAAATTCATGTAGCTTAATTGCTGCTGTAGCTTTTACCCCTGGTGTACCCCTCCAAGCCCTATCAAGGAACTGTTGTATAGCTTCAACAAAAGGTAACAGACCAGCTTTAATCATGGTTCTTGCATAATCTGTTTCTGATTCTGTACCCTTTGATAAGTTGTTGTTGATGTTGCGTTGCCGTCTGTCAAACCCACGACTCCACATCCGATCTTCTAAATCAGTTTGCTTTGTCATTATTAACCTAATTTTGCTTTTTTAATAGCTTCTTTACATTTTTCTGGGTCATATGAAATACCTCTACCAACTGTTCTTATCCAATGAATGCCTTCTTTTAATACACCATTTTTTCGATATTTAACAAGAGTACCTTCAGATTTATAGCCCATCATGTCAGCTGCGTGTAATTGTTGATAAAAACCTTTGCTTGCATAATATTTTCTTTTATAAGGGTCGAAAGGATCGCTTTCTGTTTTCTTTAATTTGTTTTTTTCATTTTCCATTGCTACAGCAATTTTGTCATGAAGTTTTAAAAGTTCTTTTATTAAAGGATTATCGTCAAATTTACCTTTAGAACATTTATCAGTATTAGAAATTGATTGAAGTAATCCAATTTTAATGTGTCTCCACTCTCGCTCTGTTAAATCAATTTTCATTTAGACTCCTTTGTATTTGAATATTGAGAGATTAAAACCTGTAGGTCACTTAGTAATTCATCGCAGTGACCACGCATAATATCAAGAGATTCCTTACCTTCATCAATCAGCTTGGCAAGTTCTTCCAAACTGTACTCTCTTGTACTGAAGTTCTTACCACATTCCTTACAGGTTCTAGACCTCCAAAGATATGCAGCTTCCCTTTCTCTTGTATGTAAGACAATAGTATTGTTGCTGTTGCAGTTAGGACATTGAATCATTATTATCCTCTCTTGTCATGTGTAGGTATTTAGATTCAAGCTTTTCAATACAAAGATCCCAGGCATCCTGTTCACTTATGTCTAACTTCTTAGCAATAGACCCTGCAAGCTCCCTTAAATGAGTAGCTATTGCTGTAAGGTTGTATGGATAATCAGACATCTTCCCCCCTTCTTTTAGCCCATCTTTTTCTCTGTGCATCAGCAATTCTTTGATCGTAACCAGCATTTATAATTGCTTGTTTAGTTTTTTCTGGGTAATACATATACTGGTGAAAGTAGTGATCTCCTTTAATGTAGTGTGTACCTTTTTTTAAAACACCTTTTTTTCTAAAATTCATAAGAGTCATATTGCTCATGTTAATTATTTTTGCTGTTGTCAAACCATTGAACAAACCCTTTTGTGCATAATCTTCATTACTTTTTTCATTTAAATATTTAGAATAATCATTTGGAATATACTCAAAAGGTTTGACATAACCATAAAATTCTTTCATCACTTCATTATTACGTTTTGAATTATATGAAAGCTTGCCTTTCCAATCACCAGACTGTAATTGAACAAGCAGTTTGTACCTCCTTTGTAAATTAGGATGAGTAAATTTATATGCACAACGATACTTTTCTGTTCGAAATGTTAATCTGCATTGCAAATAACTCTCAAGTGCAATCTTTAAATATTTTATTTTAAGTTTTATCCACTTATCAATATCGGTTTGTTTCCAAAAATGTCTTTCTATTTTACTATTCACCTCAGTATTCATAATTCTAGTTGCTTTTGGTATCCAGTTCTTGCTAATCAAAATTCCTAAATATTCAAAAGGATAACCAGTAAGTTCTACTATATCGTGAGCAGTATATTCATCTTCCTTACAATGTTCTTCGGGTTTAAAAACAAACTTTTCTGTGGTGTTTAACTGATTTTTAAGAACCAATCTAATCCATTCTCTTGAACATCCAAACTTATTAGCTATTGATTGCAATGTATGGCCTTCTTTTCTCATACTTAAAATAAGTTGATTTCTCTTTTCTTTCATTTCTTTAGGAAAAGGTGGTCTATACTTGTAGTTTTTCATCTATCTACCCCCCTGGAATTGGATAGACGCATTGCGTAAAGACTCCCAATACAATCCATTACCATCATCATCAATCAAGATAATAGAATGTTTCTCAAGATCTACACACACATCTTTTATATATCTCCCCTCATCCTCATCGGATAAAAAGATACAAGCTCCCTTTAAAAATTCGCAAGGGATACTCTGATTTGTACAAAGTTTCATAATAAAAAAACATCTGGGTTTAAGATTCGTAAAGAACCTGTTAAAAATTCATATTAAAAAAATTCTTAATAGGTTCATTTAAAAGTTCGCCAAGGATAATAAGACCAGGAATAATAAAAAATAAAAAGAAATTAAAGCCTAGAATTATCTAGGCTCTTTATTCTCCTTAATATCTAGAGCTTTATAAGCTTCTAATAATTCCTTATTAGTTGCTTCCTGGGCGAACCATATTCGCTCTATTTCTGCACGTTTAGCGGCTTTTAATTGTGCTTCGTGGTTACTTTTGTTGTCAGTCATTTGATTAATTCATAAGTCATGTGTGCTGACATCAAACCACTTGATGTATGAGAGACTCTATAACCTAAGTTAATAAGTCTCATGTGTTCTCTATCTCCTTTCTCAATCCCCTTAATAGAGGATTGGTCATAAGTTCGATAAATGTATTTAGACATAATTAAAATTAATAACTGGGCTGTTAAGGTTCTTTATTAAGAGAACCCTTTAAAAGGCCCGTAGGCCCTTTAAGGGATTGTCTAGGAACAATAATCAACTATCTTTGAAGCCATCATATAAATCTCTTCATACTGTCGCTTCATAATTACTCCATAAATACTCTCAGAATGGTTAACTTCATAAATAGAACTTATTTCAGAACTATTATCGAAATAACCCCTGGAAACATCTTCACATAACCATTTAGCTAACCCATAGTTATAAACATTAACCAAAGAATCTGAAATAATGTCTATATGCTCATAGGCTTCATCTTCATTGTTAACGTCATAATTATTTAAAAGACTATTTAATAAAGAATGAATAATGTCATATCTCCAATCATTAGGAGATTCGTCATTATGTAGTAATTGAATAAATCTCTGGATCTCTTCTCTATTCTCTAGATCTTCTTTTAAACAATAGTAATAACCTAGACCAGGTTCTCTTTGTTTTTGCTCTAGTGAATTATAAAGAGTCTCTAGATTCTCTTTAAAAGTTTTTGTTTTAATCATTTTGATTAATAAGTTTCTGGGATTAGTACTATAAAAATAATTTCTAGTACTGATTGCATTATTAATATAAGTTCGCTATCGATAAAATCAAAACATAAATATCTTAACACTTTGTAACAATAGACCCTATATATACCCCCCTATGGTCCATTTATTGGTTCAATACTGTCCAAAATACTATAAAATCTTTAAAAGACCAGGTATAGATTAACTTGCAGTGCTGTCTTTATGACAGTACTACATATAAAAGACTGTAGTTATAGCTTAAATATCTACAAAAAGTTATATATATGGGGTAAATCTTAGATTTGTATATATGCGTAAACCCTTCAAATTTTTGTGGTAAAAATCTTTTGTAAGACCCTATGTAGGTCCACCCAGAAGGAAACTACAAGGGTCTTTTATAGGTCTAATGGGGAGAGAACCTATGGAATAATTATAATGAAGATGCTGATGAAGGTCAAATCTATAGTCGATTTATAATGTAACTATGGTAAGTCTATGGTGGATTTTAACGACCCCCCCTATAGTCCCCCCCACAGTCTATCTACAAGTGGGCTTTAATAAGATTTACTTATAAAGCCATCGGTATTATCATTAGAATTACTTATTTGAGAAGGAGTCATACCCATAGCTGTTTGAGTAATAGAATTATTCATAAGAGAACCCCAGTTATCAAGGTGTACTCTTAGTAATTCATCTTTACGAGATCTTATATTACGGTCTTCATCCTGGTTCATGTATTCAGTCCAGTAAGCTACAGCACCTGATAGAGCATCTAGTATATCATCGTGTACAAGAGAACCTCTATGTCTTGTTATACGAGACATCTGATAAAAAAGTTGAAGCTTTAGTTTTCTTTCTGGTGCTTCGTTGGGGTTAGATCTATAGTCTTTTTCTACAACCTTTCTATCAATAATTAGTCTATGAGAGTTCATTACAGGTTCTAAGGTATCGATTATGCGTAGTTCTTTGCTTTTAGTGTTTCTAACGTCTTTTACTTCGCAGGGATGGTAACGCATAAGGAAAGGTTTCATCAGTTCTGCAAACATACCACCACCCATGTTTGATTCTACAAGAATTGTATTTACGTTATTGGTCTTGGCTATCTTGGATAAGGTTGTTAATACTGCATCACTGTAACCACCGTTAAGACCCCCTGCATCAGGAACGTATAGATTTCCATTAAGCATCTTTACAACAGCGTAACCAGTGGCATCTCGGCCCTTTCCAGAAGGGTCTACAAACATAACTGACCCTGTATATTCAATCCAATCACCAAATTGTTGTGCAGGGCGATAGAAATGATCACCATTAAACCCTACACAAGGTAATTCTTTGATTACATACTCTGGTGAAGAAGACCATATGACCTTTTCTGGTGCATGATCAGGATTTACTGAAGATATTATTAGGTCTGATAGCTTGAGAGGGTATCTATCCTGGTCTGATAGGCTAGTGTCTAGCATAAATTGTAGAGAGAACCCAGAACGACCATAGGAGGCCTCTCGTTCCATCAGATCTATTGATGAGAACCTATCAGGGTCAACAGGTTCTTTAGGCTTTACAAGCTCTTGTACAAGCTTCTCAGTTAACTTAGGAGCTAATCTATCTCCATAGTTGTTTTTTATCTCTGGATAACGTGCAGTCCAGATGCGTGTGGTATATCCACGCTCTTCTAGTGTTAGATATAAAGATTGTTCTGTTTGTGGTGTACCAAGAAAGGTTATTTTACCGTTTGGTTTAAGAATGGCATCAAATTCTTTTACAGCTTCCGATAATTTATCTCTCATCGGTTGAGTAAAGCTGTTGTTTGGTACTTCCACATCATCAGCTATGACTTCATCTGCACGACTACCTGCCATCTGTCCTAAAACACCTTGAGACTTTACTGAAGGTGCGTGGTCAGCGTGTGCAGGGCCAACATCAAAACTAATCTTTGAGTTTCTTTGAGAGTCATCTGGTCGTAATGGAGCAAGTACAGGCATCTCATTGATCAATCTCATAGTGAAAGTAGAAAAGTTATCTGCTCTATCCTTACTTGCAGATACAACAAGGAACTTTAGTTGTGGATTCATCCGTAGTTTCCATACAACATAGGTAGATGTAATCCAACTCTTACCCACCCCTCTAAAGGCTTGTATAATCTTTCTACGAGGTCCGTATTGTAAATACTCAGCTATGTCTAATTGAACTGGTGTGGGGTCAGGAAGGTTAAGATGACGCCAGGTAATGATCAGGAAATATCTGAAGTCTTGTAGTTTCTCAGGAAGTGGCTGCATATTGTTCAAGAAAGCTGAGTTGAATAGGATAGTCTTCTGTCCATTGCTGGCTCATTGCCAGTGCTACTCCTTCATAGGTACGAGATCTGTTCTTCCACCTGTCAGGTCCTGGTGGCATCATATGCACTCTTGGTTCTCTACCCTCAACTATGTTTGTAGGTCTTAGTTTGGGTAAGTTCTTCAACCACAGGCAGGTTGCTTTTGTTTCTCCATGTCCAAACATCCAAGGTTGTATTGTCTGATCTGCTGGTCTTATAGCAGAACTTATGATGCTGACAGGGTTTTCTATACACCATCTTTTAATTGGTGCGTTCATCAACAGCCTTACAAAATCAAGAGATTCTTTCTGTTCTTTCTGCTTTCTCCAAAAATGCCTACTGCCTGATACTGCAAGGTGTTGGCAACTCGGATGGGCTACCATTAAATCAAATCCATCATAAAGAATATCTCTTACATCTCCTTCGTAGTGTGGTCCTTTTACTTCTGTAGGTAATAAATCACAGCTTAAAGCATCATGCCCCTGTGCTATAAACGCATCTCGCACTCTGCCAGAGTATTCACAGGCTACAAGAACTTTCAAGGTTATCTTTCTAGTGCAGGTATTACATCAAGGTCTGGAAGGCTTGACATCAGATCTTCTATAGGATTCTTTTCTGTTGGTATGCACTCTATGCCATTATCTTTTAATAGTTGTCTAGCTACGTTAAGATCACCTGCCTTTGCTTCACCACTCTTCACCTTATCTAACAGGTTTTCTATAAGAACTGTATGCAGATTTTGTAATAATTCTAATTTTTTGTCGTTACCCATAATTAGAACATTTTAAGATACTATCCCTAGCATAGCTTTAATTTTAGTAAATATCGTAGTCTTCTTTACTTTCTTTTTGTTTTCTTTCAAATTATTTTTGTAATGATGAAGAGCCATTTCAGTTCTTAATAATTTAAGTTCTGTGTCAGTGATACGTTGCATGGCTGCCATTATAAGATAATCTTGCATTCGGTTTTCTTTTACCAAAGCAAATGAATATGCTTTCATAATACTTTCTGGTAGTTGTTCCACTTCTCTACATTTCATTTCTATTTCTAGTTCAACTTCAAGAGGTGGTTCGCCTATAAGTATTTTAAAAAACTCTTGACTGTTCATGTCAGTTCATCTTGGGAAACAACTGTTGCTCCAACATATCAACGGCTCTGTCATCAAGAGTGTTTGAGGTCTGCTTACAGATTGCACGAAGAAGATCGACTACTAATCTCTTTACAGCAGTTGTGGTAAAGAACTTTAGTAGTATGGGTTTTAAGATTTTCAGCATAATTAGTATTGTGTTACTTTCCAAACATACCAATATTTGCTAAATTTGCCATATGGCTGCCTAAATAAGCAGTGGTCAACAGCTTACTCCTCACACACTAGGCAGTTTTTTTAATATGGAAGATCAAGAACCAAGCAAAGTTGAAACCATTGTCAAAGTTTGTGTGCTTCTGTGGTCCGCAACGCTATTATCTCTTTCATATTACGAACCGCCATCTGGCAAAAAGATTGTAGATTTTGACCCGACATTTATTGCAAGTATTTTTTCAGCCAGTACTGCGTCACTAGGTTTTCAGATAAAGAAGAAAAAAGATACTATAGTAGATAATAAGAACTCTAAAGTAGGTATCAAATGAAAAAACTATTTGCTTTACTTTTATTTTTACCAACGGCTGCCTTTGCTGATATAAAACAGGAGTTTGTTACATCAGCACAAATTACAGTTGATATGCCCTATGTCGTAACAAATAAGGTAGGAACTACATATAGTCTTAGCGGAAATAATATTACACCATCTGTAACTATAGGAGATACTACAACATCAGGAAAAATTGGTGGGATCAATGTTGGATCGTTAACTAATGGCGTTCCAGCGATGATACAAACAGACACCACAGTAACAAATGCAGGGTCAGCTTTTAGCAAAACAGAATCGGTAATTATGGGTGACGCTACACCATCTACTGTCACCCCTTCCAGTGGTATAGCAGCATTGCCAGTATTAAGTGGACAGACTACTGTTGGATCAGGCGGTACTGCTGGATCGCTTGCATTAACTTCACTATCTAGCGGAGTTCATACTTGTACTGCTGGTGGATCGGGTACATCTTGCATAGGATCTACTAAAGTTACTATTACGATTGACTAGACTTTACTGGTTAGTTTTACTATTATTACCTATAAGAACCCTTGCTGTGCCTGTCGTTCCACAATTTCGTTCGGGTACGAGCCAAACTTCAAGTACTTCTGAATCAGTAATAAATGAAACCATCACGAGCCATCAATACAGAACAGGATATTCCTATTCTGCATCAGGGCATAATATTGAAAGTTCCGATCTCAATGGATATATCAATCCTACAGCTACCACTCTTACAGAACAGACAGTTGGAGGGGTAAATTTTAGTTGGACTTCGCCAAACTTAGATGCTGTGCCAAGATGGAAAATAACAAATGGTGGAGCAGCCTTTTCTCTTCAAGAAACTCTAATCACACCAGGATTAGACACAGTAACTACGATAACAAGAACAATAAACTCAAGCACCACAACAGAAACTACAACTACATTTGGTCAATAGTTTTATTACTTTGTCCTACAAAAGTTTTTGCTAATACTACAGTTGCAAGTCCTAGCTCTAATGCTCAAGGTGTTGTAAATAATAATGCTACCATGATTACCCCTTCAGCAATGCCATCTTTTCGTATGAGTCAAGGTATAGTCTGTGCATCTCCTAGCCTAACAATCACTCCTTATGTAACTGATGCTTGGTCATTTAACAGACCAATAGAGCAAGTCACTAGGCAGAATATATATGACGAAAATACTGGTGAGATAAAGTATGTTCAAGAGACTCCTAGGTTTGAAAAAGATAATTACAATTTGAACTATGGTATCTCTGCTCAGATCAATATTCCACTAGGAAAATCACCAACACTTTGCCATGAAGCAACAATAGTAAATATCGAAGCTCAGAAGTTATTGATAAAGAAAACCAAAATGGAAATTAGCCTTTATCGTTTAGAGATGTGTGCAAAACAGGCAAAACTTGGAGTAACCTTTAAACCTAATACTCCCAGTGCTATTACTTGTGAAGATATTGTTGTTAATATCTCACCAAATCAAGTTATCCCACATACTCACAAATTAAAGTAGATAAGTCACGGGTATTACACTTATCTACGGATAATTATTTTACATCTTTTTTCTTTTTTGTAAACTTATTTATGATCTGTTTTACTAATGGTTTTATAACATTAAGTAATAATGGAGTAGAGGCAGCGACAGTAGCAATAACAACTGTATTAACAACAGCACTAGCAGTTGGGATGTATTGATCGATAAACGGAACGTCTTCATAGATAGCAATACATTCAATACCATCTTCTCCCCTCTTATAACCTTTTACTCTCTCTGTACGCAACTCTGATGTAAACTCACCGACCCTTCTGTCATTTTTACCAGGGCAATCAGGAATAACTATCTCTTCATCTTTTTTTTTTGGAATCGTAGCATCTGGTGTCTGTGCTTCTGGTAAGGGTGGGGTTTCATTATTAATAGGTGCTTCCTCTGTAATGACAAGATTCTCAGGTGTATAGTCAAGTGGTATAAAGCTAGGAAATGGAAAATCACAAGTTGTAAACACTCCATTAGGATCTTCTAATAATAAATTACGATTACCAGTATTTTTTATATCTCGATGCTGATAAGTGCAACCAGGGACATCAATCTCAGGTGGCTTTGCTATCTGTAAATAATGGGGATTATAAGGCTCTGGTACGTTTGGAATATAAATATTTGGAATACTTATATCAGGTATTTCCATTTATTCATTTTATTATAGGCATTGATGGGCCTGTCATTTTAGGCAAACCATTATCTAATATTTTTGGCATCATGCCCTGTACATTACCAAGGATCTCATTCATAACTTGAGACTTGAAATTTTCAGATGTTACATATTTGTATCCTAGGTATGCTCCACCACTCATGGAAGCTACCATTACAAATGAAACTATGCTAAGAATATTAGCAATTTTTTGAAACATGATTAAATTTGCAATTTTAAAAGCACTATCTTTTTCAAGTGTGCTTGTATTACTGCTTATTGTAGCCCTATCTCCTCTCTACGTCACTATGGGGTTAATGACAAGGCAGATGCAAGATAAGGTTAATTAATCAGCATCAATCTTGTACTGTTTTCCTTTAAGTGGCATCTGACTCAGGGGTAGTTCTATCTTTAATGATAGCTGTTAATTCAGTAAACCTTGTTTGACATTGCTTGACAACTTCTTGTGCCTGGTTGTGTCTGTTAACAATATCTTGCAACTCTGCTTGCAGTTCTTCAAGAGTAGGTTTTGACATTAAGGTGTAGATGATTTATCTGCTATTAGTTTAGCTTTCCACGCAGCTTTGACATCAGTAGTCCATACCGCATTACAGATTGCAGAGACTTCTGTTGGTTCTCCTGATATGTCAGTATCAACTAGGTTGTCAGAACTATCTAACGTACCAGCATTTAGTACATATCTTTCAAAAGACCTTGTAAGTTCAACACCATCTTTTTTGATGACAGTTGCTTTGCGGACTTGCACCGCTTTGTATGTTCCGACAACTTCTATCTTGTCGTATTCGATTGACTCTGTAAGTGCCATTAGGATTAATCTCCGATTAAAACAGGTTTAGGCTTAGTTTATAGACGTAGCTCGGTCTAATTAAACAAAATATGAACCAGCAATGATAAAACCTTGATTTAACATATGACTATGAAAATAAGAATTAGTTGGTTGATTACTGTCTCCAACTCCTATAAAATGAAAATATAAATAATTCGTAGAACCATGAGCTAAAACTCCCATGTTTGTTAATCCACCGTTATTTGCACTTTGCGTATAATTAATTGATGCAGCACCACCGTAGTAATTATTTAAACCCTGAGTATTACCACCAACAGTAAATGGCAAACCATATATGCGAAATTCAGTAGAATTATTTGCTGTATTAGTTATGGTTCCATATAGATACCAATGCACCACTCTTCCGACCTTAGTATAATATGCACCATTAGCGGTTATTGCACCTCCTGTTATAGTCGGAGTCCATGTACCCTCTTCATAGTCGTCAAGTGCGTTGGCTGCTGCGGTGTCACCATTGAATTTAATACCATTAGTATCTATTCGTGCATATTCCTCTGTATAACCAACAAACACATGAGGATATTTAGTACCAACTCCTGATTTGTAACAGTTGTATTCAAGTTTTCCAGCAGTTTTTACTCCAAGAAAGCCTGATACAGCATTAGCTGAAGTATCACTAATAACTAAGTCAGTATCACCACTATTTTGTACTCTAAAACGCCCAGTTACAGTAGAGCCATTAGATTCAGTCTCAAACTTTTTATTGCCTGCTTGGTACAATTCTACAGACCCATTAGAAATAACTCTTAAGCCAAAGTGTCCACCACCATTAGGATTTATACTACAAGTGCTGTCTGTATTAAGTATTAAATCTCCTGTGCCAGATTCATGTGCGAGGTAAGAATTAGTTCCATCGTGATAAATAGCAAGATCTCCAGAATCACCAAATTTAAGTCGATTATTACCTGTACCAGAAGTATCAGCAATAAGTATATTGTTACCATTACTTTGTAAGTCACCGCCTAGTTGTGGTGATGTGTCAGATACTAAGTCTGTATTTACTGTTTCAAACGTAGGGTCTGCTCCGTTGTTTGCTCGTAAAAATTTACCATCATTACTTGATGTGCCATGTGGTAGTTTAGATAAAGCTACTGCCTGATCTGCTATAGCATTAGTGTCAACTGCGTTGTCTGCCAGTTCACTAGCTTCTATCTGGTTTGCAGGGATTTTTGTTTTTGTTATGGCATCATCTTTGACACCATCTGTTGATACTTTTGTTAATGCCATAATAGTGTTTAGTAAAGGCTTAGTTTATAGACGTAGCTTCGGTCTAATGAGAATAAAAATGACCACCACCAATAAAATATCTACTAGCTTGATTACTTCCATTACCTCCTTTAAAATCTGCACCATTAGATGAATAACAGTCAGCATGATTACCACTTACATAAATTGAAGGAGGGTCGCTGTCTGGTGAGGCACTTGCTATATTATGATAAGTTATAATTCCATGACCTCTTAGATAATTAGAACTATTTTGACTAAATGGAAGGCTAACTCTTAGCCGACCTCCGTTTGTATCATTACTTCCACTCCCGAACTGTATATAAAAATTAAATTCAACAAGAGTGCCAATTTTTCTATAGAATCCATTTTGAACTGAATAAGTAAGTCCAGAATCAAATCCATTTGTCATAGTAGGAGTGTAAGTACCTTCTTCATAATCATCTAGCTCATTAGCAGAATCAGTACCACCTAAAAATATAGACATTAGTTTACCTCCGTTAAATTAAACTTGTATTTCTTGCCATTGCGTTTGTTAATCAAGAATAAATCCTCTGCTCCTTCTTGTATAGTATAACTTCCCCAAGTTCCGTCAACGTCATTAGATGAACCTTCGTTAGATAAGTTAAGGTCATTGGTGTAGATGTTTCTCCAACGATAAGATGATGTACCTAAGTCGTAAGAGTTATTAGCACTTGGGTTAACAGTATTATAAAAAGTTGCTGATTTATCAGATGCAACTCTAAAAGAGTAAGAACCTGCTTGATTTAAAAAAGCAATAGAATTATCACTATAAGCATATACTGACCCTCTAGTAACTGCGTCACTTGTTTTAAAAATTAATTGACTTTGATTAGAGTCTCCATGAATAATACCGCCAGTTGTATGCGTTTCAATTTTTTTATTGTTGTTATGATATAGCTCTACTGCTCCGTCACCATGAGCTACTATTGAATTTTCATAACTGCCACTAGCATAATTAATTAAGCTAAATTTAGATGAAGTATGTGATGCTTGAAATCCCCATAAATCAGCATTGTCATCACCTTCATCTGCATAAAGGAATACTTGACAAGTACCGCCTTCTGGTGCAAAAAATTGTGCGCCATGAGTAGATGTTTGAAAAGATTTATGATTATTGTGATATAGCTCTACGGCTCCACCATCAACTGATACTATATGATTATCAGCAGTTGAATGTGATCTTAAACGGTGAGTGTCACTCATATAAATAAGCTCGCCTGTGCCGTTTTGCAGCTTACTATTTGTTCCGTCATGAAATATAGAAAGATCAGTACCAGCACCAAATTTCAAACGATCATCAGAACTGCTAGCACTATCTCCAAACACAATATTTTTTGTATTAGTATCTAAGTCACCGCCTAGCTGTGGTGAGGTGTCATTTACCAGATCAGTATTTACTGCTGCAAAACTTAAATTACCATTGGCATCTGTTTTTAAAAATGCACCATTAACAATAGCAGAAGGAAACGTAAGAGTATAGCTTTGCCCTGCACTATGCGGTGGAGATTTTAGTTTTATACCATGACTATTCTGACTACAGTTAAGTTGTAAATATCCATCAGAAGAACCATCACCTTTTACAATAACACCTGCGGTAGATGATGTAGATACAAGGCTCAGTTTGCTACCTGCAATATCAGCAGAGTTTGATATGTCTGCATTGACAATACTTCCATCAACGATCATTGCTGACGTTACTGTGTTGTTGCTTGGTGTACCAATGTTTACAGTAGAACCAAGAACCACTGCAAAGTAATCTGACCCACTGGCAGGTGCAGCAGCTAACTTAACTGTGCTGCCTGATAAAGCAAAACCTTCCGAAGGTGTAGATGTACCAGCATTAGGTTTCTGTATAACACCATTAATACTTAAAATTATCTGCTGTGCATTGCTTGGTGCGTTTGTAATAGTAAAGTCCTGTACGCTTCCATTAAATGCAGGGCTAAGAGTAGATATAAAGAAGTTACCTACAGATTGTGCTTCTTCAAAAGCACCTGATGTTGCGTTATATACTAATAACTTTTGAGTAGATGTGTTAAATATTAAATCACCTGCATCATTATCACTTGTAGGGTTTGTTGATACGACTCTATATCTATTACCAAAATCATTTATATCTTCTGATAGCTGCAAAACATCTGTTTCTTTTGCTAATAACTTATGGTAGTTATATATCTGACTTGCACCTGTAGAACTAACAAGCAAGCCTAATTCATTAGATAATGTCTTACTTCTTAGACTTGTAGGAAAGTTATTTATAGTTACGTTATCGCTTCCACTACCTACTGTCCTAGCGTTTGTTGCAACCCCAGAACTATTTATAACTAAGCCATCAGCATTACTGATACTAATAACAACACCTGACACTGGCTGTGTTGTAGGAAAACTATCTTCATCTGCTATAACTTCAAGTCCACCAACAGGTGCTATCTGGTTAGCAACAAAATCTACAACAGCACCAGAGGTAGGAAAGTGACTATCACTATTGGTAATAGTAGTCTGTTTAGACATTCCTGATACCTGGTTTAGATCAGCAGTAGAACCTGTAAAACCATCTAATTTATTTAGTTCACCTGTATTTGCTGTAACACCATCAATAACTAATTTTTCTGCATCTGTAAGAGCATTTGTATTGCTGTTTGATTCGTATAAAGTCTTAATCTCACTAGCAGTTTGATCGGCTGTAGCACTAGCTTCAATAGCGTTAAGCTTGCTGTGGTCGGCATCTGTAAAGACGTTACTATCAGAAGCAGCTTCTACTGCTGCCCTTATCTCTGCATTGGTTTGATCTGCGGTAGCACCTGTCTCAATGCCATTTAGTTTTGTATGGTCTGCATCTGTAAATACATTTGAGTCTGTTGCTGACTCCACCAGCGTTCTTATCTCAGCAGCAGTTTGGTCAGCAGTTGCATTTGCTTCAATATTATTTAATTTAGTATGGTCAGCATCAGTAAACACGTTGCTATCACTAGCACTTTCAACAAGTGTTCTTATTTCTGCTGCTGTCTGGTCTGCTGTTGCAGAAGCTTCTATTGCATTTAACTTAGTATGATCTGCGTCAGTAAAGACATTACTATCACTTGCACTCTCTACTAATGTTCTGATCTCTGCTGCTGTTTGATCTCCTGTTGCATTTTCTTCAATAGTTCCTAACTTATCAATAATCTCTTGTTGAGCAAATATAACCTGATCTGCGTTGGTATCTAAATCTGTCTCTGTAAGAACACTACCGTCTTGAAAATCTACTTTCTTTGCACTTATATCTGTATCTCTTTGAAACTTAATAGCAACACCGTTACCAGGTTCATTACCACTGGTAAATGTAATCTGAGTTGCACTAGAAAATGTATAGTGAGTTGTTATGGTTTTTAGTACACCACCTACAGTTACATCTACTTCTGCTTCTGAAAGATAGGAAAAAGAAATACTAAACGGACCAGCAGTACCGTTGCCTGTGTGGTTTGTAAAAGATGCTGCGGTGTTAGTTGCCATGATTAATTAAGTTGGTTAAAACCTTCAAGGATGTCATTGTTGGCTTCTTGCCTTATAGCAGATTGCAACTGTTTATATTCTAGTTCACGTTCTGGATTTTTACTCAACCAAACTTTTTTACCAGCCCTTTTGTATTTATTTACAATATCTCTTAATATATCTTCTGCTAAATCCCTATTAGCTTCTTGTGCTTTAACTTCAATATCCATATTATTCTGTTCTATTAATTCACCTCTTACACTTTTCATTAATGCTTGAAAATCTTTTTGTTGAATCCTGTTGTTCAAAGCTCTTACCATAGTTATACCATTAATTTTTACAAAAGCAGTTTCTTCAATCAAATCAAGATGTTCGTCATATGTTAGTTCTATCCCACTTCCTATAGCTTGACCACTAGGAAGTCTTCCAATATTTAACTCATCTGATGGCTGTGTAATTCTTGCACCAATATCATCAAGAGTTGTAAGAACATTGTTGTTGATGCTATCTGTTTCTTTTATAGGATTAAGAATATTCATAGTGTCAGGACCAAAACCAACAGGATATTCAATAACAGAACCAGTTATAAAGTTTCTCATTGGTCTTAGACCGCCAGTATAACCAGGTATTGTTGCAGCTAATTCATTGTGAAATTTTCTAAGTACTACAAATCCATCATCACCTGCTCTTACTTTTTTATCTAAAATCCTTTGATCACCTGGTAATTGACCATATGAAGTTGTAAGACCACTTCTTTTTACTGATCTTCCAAAGGAACTAAAAGGGTTAGTAGTTGCTGCTGCTCTTCTGGCAAGCCAACTTTCTAATTTATAAGGCTTACCTAATAAATCAGCCAATTCAGTAATACCTTGTAGATAAGTTTTGTTTGTAATATTACGACCTAATGCAACAGAAGCAGCAACACCAAAATCATCACGGTCCTGTTTGCTAAGACTACCTGTAATAGCTGCTGCATCGGCAGCCATCATAAGAAAAGAAGACCAAGGATCTAATCTTTTAAAAGTTACATATTTATATCTAGGCTTTCCATCTTTACCCATGCGTACATTGCCATTTTCATCTTTTAAAAGAAATCTAAAACTGTAAGGTTGCCAACCTGTAGCTCGTTTCTGATTAAGCATATTGAAATCAGAAGGACCACCACCTGTTATTGCCAACTCAGACATAGGATCATTAATTGAATAAGCTGTAAGACCTGCAATAGCCCAAATAGAACCACCAAGTATCATTTCACCTTTTGCTTTTGCTACTACAGATGGATCAGTGCTTTTTAACGCTTGTCTGTATTCTTGTAACAACATATTTACACCAGGAGTTCTTCTTACCTGTGTTTTAAATATATTTATTGGTGTTCTTACAAATGGAAAAACTATTCGACCTGCTGGATGTCTTGCCACTCCTTGTATTGCACCACCCAAACTACCTTCTGGTAAATCGGCAGTAAATGTAGTTTCAGCAGCATATTGCTGTGCTTTTTCGTATAGATCCAAAACAGACTTATCTTTAACATTTGCCATGCTGTTCTTATTAATAATTTCAATAGTGCCATCAAACTGTCTTTGTATATGATCTTGCAAATCAGCACCTTGCAAACCTTTTCTCATGCCATCTTCCCAAGCACTTGCTTTTACATAAGCTCTAAAATTTAACTGCTTAAAAAATTCATCTTCTGCAAGTAAAAAACGACTAGGCAAACGAATAATCGTACCAAAAGCATTAACTATATTTGCTAAATTACCATCACCTTCCATCCTTACTTGAAAGCGATCAGCATCTTGAATCATTGCACCAGGGTTAACAATATTATCTTCAATCTGAAAAGATAGCTTTGCACCTTTTAAAGAATCAGTAATAGATGACATTAGATAATAAAGTTCCTTACCACCTCTGATAGCACCTGTCATATCACCTTGAGCAAAAGAACCAAGTGTTTGTTCTAACGGTCTAGCTAAAGTATTTAAACCAGTAGAAAGAATGTTGACAGCGTGTGTTTCTGGTCCTGATAATATTGAGTTTATAAATATTTCGTTTTGAACTTTTAGTCCTCTCATCAGTTTGCTTTCATTAGCCATTTTCTGCAAGGCTTGAGGATTACCTTGTGCAGCTTGTAGTTTTTTTGTAATTATTCTTAGTTTTTTCCAAGATGCCTTATCACCTTTTTCAGCAGCATCTAATATTTCTTGCATTGAAAATTCAGCTAATGGATCTGTAGGTTCTTTAACTGTTCCTCTAATATCAGTAGCCTGATCTATTGCTTTTTCTGTTGGTGTTCGACCTGTTAAATCTTCTACAGAAGCAGCAACTTTGCCTACTCCACCACCTGCTCTGTTAGCAGCTAGTGTTTGTGCAGGTACTGTTTTGAGTGGTTTGTTAAGAGTAATAAGACCATCTAGTACTTTTGCTTCTCTAATAAATTGTTTTTTTAATTCTTCAGAAAATCCACTTTTGTTACCTGTGGCTAAAGTTTCATCAATAGTTTTTGCTAATGAAGCTAGGTTGATAGCATTTTTATTCATCAACTGATTCATTGCAATCAATGTTGCAGGTAAGTCTTCTTCTCCCCCTCTGCCATATCTAGCATTAAATAATCTTGCAGATTCGATAACTTCTGCTGGTAATAGATCATTTGCATTTTTGACCATATCAGCAAAAGTTCTTTTGTAAGGCCAAGCATTATTAGAGTCTAATTTTTTTAATTCATCTGCTCTTTTTAAAATTAGTTCTTGCACATCAGGATCACCACCGCCTGTAAATTTAGGATTAAATGTAGTTTCTACTTTGTCTCCTTCTTTTACAACTTTGTTAGGAAGATTAAGATCATCAATAATTTCATCACCAAGATTATCAACAACATTATCTGTCATTAATATTTCATCTCTTCTTGATAATCTGTTAATTACTCTTTCATATAACTCAGGTGTTTTTTTAATTGCTTTTACACCTAGACCTAAAGCAGTAAGAGCTTCACCTGCTAATAATCCACCAGTTGCTTGTCTAAAACGTGCTTCAGCTACACCTATTTCTTCTGCTGTTTTTGCTTTTAAAAGTTCACTTATTGGAGTTGCAAGTCTTGGGTGCTTGTCAATCATATTAAACAAGTTTTCTTCATAAGGGTCTTGCACAACAGCATCAGTAACAAAACCTGCAACAGCATTTCTAGCCCAAGCATTACCCATTCCTACTAGCTTTGTACCTTTCAATCCTTTACTAATAACACCAGCAGGTAGCAAGAACTGTGTTATAGCTTGTGGTACTGTATAAGCCCAATCTTCTTTATCACCTTTAATTTCAAGACCTAATGCTTGTAAATCTATAAGTTCATTATTATCGTATGGATTGCCAACAGCGTAATCATAAATATCATCTACAAATTCAACAGTTTCATTTACAGCTTTTAAAGGACCAGATAATGCACCTCTAATAACTTTAGAGCTAGTAGTTTGTTTTATTATTTCTTCATTTTTTTTAAGTTTTTCTCGAAACTTCTTACCAGCTTCTTGTCTGTTTTTACGAAAGCGAGCTATTGGATTTGAGTCTGTCATGTTAATTTGTTAAAAACTTTTTATAGGAGTTATTGTTGTATGCACTCCAAGCACCAAACCCTTGCTGATCGTATAGACGTTTAGCTGCTATTACATTAACAATAGGGTCATATAATTCATCTGTCGATTCTATTCCAAATAATTTCAATCTTTCTTCTAAAAATGCATCAATCATATTTAGTTGGAAAAGACCTATGGAAAAT